TATGCTATCTGAGAAGAGAGCAGCGGAAGGTGGAAAGAAAGAATATCAGTCTGGAGTAGGACCTAGTCACTCTGCTTCTGAAAAGATGATTCACTCAAGTTCTAAAAGAAAGAAGTAAATGGCAGAAGCTACGAAGAATAAAGACTTAGAAGATGATGAAATAGCAGTCTTATTGAAGACTGTCGTCGAGCACTTCTCTGAAGAAGATAGAATGACGCGTGAGCGTCAGATAAGGCACTGGCGTCGGTTAAAGTTGTATTGGAATAATTTCTCTCAAGTTTACTGGAGTGAAGTTGCTCATGACTATAGAATATATAATAGAGATCTAAATGCTACAGATACAGACCAGGACTATTATGACAAGCCAGTCAACGTATTTAAGGCTTTCCTTGAGACGATTATTGCTGCTCTTAGTATTCAGATTCCTGCTATTAATTGTGCTCCTGACGATGCAGAAAATCCTCTCGATGCATTGACAGCCAAAGCTGGAGATAAGATAGCTGAATTAGTTTACAAGCATAATGATGTAACTTTCTTGTGGTTGCATGCGTTATACATCTACTGTACAGAAGGTCTCATTGCATGTTATTCGTATTCTAAGGAAGATAAGTCATATGGAACTTATGATCAACCTAAATTTAAAGATGAGGAAGTAGAAGCTTATGTTTGTCCTCATTGTGGCACTAAAGTACCAGATGAGGAATTCTCGAGAGATGAATTGGATGAATTCTCTCCAGACGATGACGATGCTGAATTGCATTCTGAATTGAAGGAGAAAGGTCCTCATTGCTTTGAGTGTGGAGTAAAACTTGATCCAGAACTACAGAAGACTAAGTTGATTGTTCCTAGACTAATTGGAGTAACTAAGAAGCCTAAGACTCGTATTTGCTTAGAAGTTAAAGGTGGATTGAATGTTAAGGTTGCTAATTATGCTAGAACACAAGCAGAGACTCCTTATCTGATTGATAGTTATGAAACTCACTATGCTAATGCTCTACAGTGTTATCCTAATCTTCGTGAAAAGATTCCACATGGTGGATGGTCTAATATTGGAGTAACAGACCCTTATGAACAGTATGCTCGTCTTAACACACAATATCGAGGAGAATTTCCGGATGAGAATGTAACAATTAAGTGTGCTTGGTTGCGTCCAGCAGCATTTCAAATTCTAGCTGATGATGATTACAAGGCATTAAAGAAGAAATTTCCTGATGGTGCTTGTGTAGAATTAGTTAATGATATAGTTGCTAAGTATGAAAATGAATCGTTAGATGATCATTGGACTTTAACTCAGAATCCTATGTCTGATTTTATAAACCATGATCCATTAGGAGAATTGATAACAAACATTCAGGATATTATTAATGACCTTATTTCTTTGACATTGCAGACTATTGAGCATGGAATTGCTCAGACTTGGGCAGACCCAGCTATTGTCAACTTTGCTGCTCAGAAGCAAATTGAGGCAATGCCTGGGACTATTACTCCAACTAAACCAGTTTCTGGGACTAAGAGAGTTAGTGAAGGTTTCTATACTTCTCAACTAGCTACTCTTAATCCTGAGATTTTCGCATTCTATAAGATTATTCAAGAACTTGGACAGTTTGTTACTGGTGCTCTTCCTAGTTTATTTGGAGGTCAATTAAATGCTGGTAGTTCACGAACGGCTCAGGAATATCAAACATCTAAAGCTATGGCATTACAGAGGTTACAGACTCCTTGGAAGATGCTTACTATTTGGTGGAAGAAGATATTTGGAAAAGTTATTCCAATGTATATTAAGAATGTTGTCGAAGATGAGAGAATTGTTGAGAAGAATGAACAAGGTAATTTCGTTAATGTCTTCATTAGAAAGGCTGAATTAGGCGGAAAGATTGGTTCTATTGAACTCGAACCTGCTGAGAAACTTCCAGTAACAGATGAGCAGCAAGCTGATATGATTATGCAACTATTTAATTTGAATAACCAAGAGATTATTTCAGCATTGATGGACCCCGATAATCTTCCGTATATTGCTAAGGTTATTAAGATTCCAGAATTCAAATTGCCCGGAGCCGATGACAGACAAAAGCAATATGAGGAAATAGTTGAGTTGATTAATTCTCCTCCTATTCCTCCAGATCCACAAGAAGTTCAGCAATATCAGATGATTGTTCAACAATCTCAACAGACTGGACAACCTCCTCCTCCGCCTCCTCAGGAGAAGTCTTCTGTTGAAATTGATCCTGATGTAGATAATCATCAAATTGAAGCTGCTATTTGTAAATCATGGTTAATTAGTGCTGCTGGTCAGCTAGCTAAGAAGGAAAATAAGGATGGATATAAGAATGTTCTATTGCATATGAAAGCTCATTTAGCTATTGTACAACAAGCTGCTCAAGCACAGAGATTACATGATGATCAAATAGCTTTAGCTACTGGAAAACCTGGACAACCAACTTTAGGCGAAGTTTCGGATAAAACAACTCCGAAGAAGCCTGAAAAGAAACCTGGAGCACCTAATGCCTCTCCCGCCTAGTTCTACTGTTCTTGATCCTGGTAAACCGGCTGTTGCGAAAACGGCTGATGATATTAATGATTTGTTTAAAGATTTAGATGTTGATGAAACTCCTGAAGTAAAAGTTAAGACTGAAAAAGAACCTCCTACTGAAAAGGAAGAGGAAGATTTAGATCTGGTTGAACCAGATGATGATATTGAGAAACTTGATCTAGCTAAGGTTGATGATGATATTGATATTGATGCTCCTCCTAGAAAGAAAGAGATTCTAAAAGAGTATCCAGAGCTATTCAAGAAGTTTCCATTTCTTGAGAAGATTCTTTATCGGGATAGACAGTATTCAGAGTTGTTTGGTTCATTTGATGATGCTAAGGAAGCCGCTGAGCGCGTAGAAAGCTTTGATGCTTTCGAGTCACAGCTTCTAGGCGGAGATACTGAACAAGTTCTTCGTGAAGTAAAAGAAGCTGACGAGAATGCATTCAATAAGATTGTTGATGATTATCTTCCAACATTAGCAAAGGTCGATAAGGATGCATATTTTCACGTAGTTGGTAATTTGAATCGAAGACTTATTATGGAGATGGTTCAGGAAGCTAATGATACAGGTAATGATGATCTAAAGCAAGCCGCTTTGCTGGTTAATCAATTTGTATTTGGAACTTCTAAGTTCACTGCTCCTCAGAATAGGACGGTTAAGGAAGAAGATTCTGGGAAGAAAGAAGTTGAGCAGGAAAGACTTTCTTTTGTCCGTGAACGTTTCGAGAGTTCACGAGACGAATTGCAATCAAGAGTTGATAATACTCTGAGAGCTACAATCTCAGAGTATATTGATCCTCGTGGAAATATGAGTCCTTATGTGAAGAAGAATGCTGTTGCTGATGCTATGAAAAATCTAGGAGAACTGATTAGTTCTGATGGTTCTGTAGTGAAGAATCTAGACCGACTCTGGAAAGTTGCTTTTGAGGATAAGTTCTCAAAAGATTCTCTAGGTCGTATTCAGTCATATTATCTCTCCCGTGCCAAGGGAAATTTGAAGCAGGCAATTCTGAAAGCTAGAGCAGAAGCTCTAAAAGATTCACGTCCTGAATCAAGGACAAAAGAGACAGACGAAGTTGAAGAAGAAACTCCTAGAACTAGGAAGCCGATTCCATCTGGCAAGCCCTCCAATAAAACGGGTAAAAATAGTATGCAAAAAGGAGAATCAGTAACTGATTTTTTCATGAGGGATTAGCAAATGCCTGGACCTGTAATTGAATCAGTTGTTGCCGGTACAGAACTGGAAAGAGTTCTACCGAAGGTAACAACTGTTTTCGAGTCTGACGACACTTTCTTCGGTAATATTAAGAAGCGTGATGTAGAGATTGTATCATATCGTGAAATGCGTGCTCCTATGGAATTGAGGCCTGGAGGTAGATTCCAGTATTTCAATCCTGATGGTGGAGATTTGGGACGAGGCGGAGGTCCTACTTGGGACAAGGCCGTTGTTCGACCTGTATTTCTTTCAGAGAATATTGAATATACTAAACTAACTCAGTGGTCAACTGATGACCGACGTAAGTCTGTCATTAATGCTGTTCGAAGACTCACAGCCGGTGCTACTGTTGAGATTAAGCGACAGCTTGATGCACAGCTACAGGGTACTGGTACTGGTCAGGTAGGAACTATTACTGTTGTAAC